CGCGCGTTCCTCCATGAACCACGCCGCCGGCGCCGGTACCGGCTGGCACTGAGCAGCCACCGGTTGAATCCTCGGCGAGGAGGACTGACAGCCGCAGATCAGAAGTGGCAAGGCGATCGCGCAGGCGAGCTTGGTCTTTTTGAGCATTGGTCAAAGCCTCGTAGTGGGTTTGGGCGCTGGCTGCCAGGCGATGCTCGAGCGCCTGGCGTTTCTCCTGATCAGCACGAACCTGGGCGGCGGCCGCATTGCTGATGGCGGTCAGGTCATCCTTGTGCAGGCCTGCCTGCTCGGCGAGCTTCTTGCCGTAGCGCCAGTCCTGGACCTTCCAAGCGGCGCCGGCTGTAGCCAGCAACAGCGCCAGCACGCCGACGAGTGTCAGCTTTATCGTGCCCGGACTCATGGCACATCCTTGAAGAAAATGTGCCCGCCCAGCTTGAGGGTCTGCTTCGCTTTCGCTGCCCAGGCCGGCGGTGTCTTCATGGCGATCGCGTAATAGTGCGTGGCGCCACCGGTGGGATCAGGAACCTTGCCGTCGATCACCAGGTCAGCAGCGATCCGCGCCTATGCCATTTCACGGAACGGGATCTGCCGCGCTCCGCTCAGAAAGGCAAAGTTCGGGTCGGTCTTGTTCCAGCAGCTGAACTGGTAAGGCTTCTGGCAAACGCCGGCATAGCCCTCGCCCCACCACGACCGGTCCTTACCGTCACTCACGCGGTTGCGGATGGTCCAAGCCACGGCGAACTGGCCGGCCAATGTTTCGCCGCGGGCCTCACCCCACAAGGTGCGGGCCAGCACATCACGGTCTTTTTCAGTTACAGGCATCACTTTTCTCCAGGCAAAAAAATACCCGCTCGATGGCGGGTTGATAAATCGATGAAAGGTTTAAGACGGGCGAACAGGTCGGCTGGCCTCATGAGGGTAACCGGGAGCACCTTCAACCCAGTTACTGGCAAGACTGCGGTATTTCAACCATTGCTTGCGCGTACCCGGGAGTAAGTCCACTGGCTCATCACCAGGATCAGCCACTTCAGCCTCTTCAATCGCCTCCAGCTGCCTGCCAATAACGAGTAGTTCAGCAACTCGCCACACGACCTCCTTTGCCGCCAGCTTGGCCAGAAGCGTCTCTTCCGAGATAGCCCAGGAGCCATCCGGCTGCGCGGTGTAATCTGCCCATTGATCGCCTTCAGGCCGCTGGGAGTTCATGACAATCCATCCTTCCGGACACTCACCGCCAACCTGCTGAAAGTTGCTGCCTGCTGCTGCGAATACAGTTAAATCTGTCATACCGCCCCCTTGAGCTTCCAGACCAGAATCCTTGCTGGCGCCGTGATAATGTTGGAAGTGGAACCGAATGGATGCGGGTTTACTTTGTCATCCCCCGTACATACACCTTGTTTACCGGTAACGGTAATCAGCGTGTCGTCGGTTAGCTGATTGGTCATGACGCCAAACGTCTGAAATGCCCCAGCATCTAGCCAGGTACTCCAGTTTGGTGCACCCATGCAGCTCCAACCTTGATTTGCGAAACACAGAACACCCTGAATCCAGGGAACGGATTGGTAGAAACATAACGGGTGTTGTTGGAGAGCGTGGCAGGAACAGCTTGCGTCCCACCATTCGGGTAGATGATCGTAAAGTCCGCCAGTGCAGCGTCCAGGGCGCCCAGCGCAGCACGCGCTGAAGACGCCAGCCGGTAGGTGTAATCCAGGCAAATCCAGTTACCACCACCCAAACTTAGAAAATCAGCGGTATCACCGGCCGCCGTCGTGATGCTCGCATTACCCGGCAGGATCAGCGACGTGGCGTTATGTGTAAGTACCATGGCACTGAGGAAGTAGACCGTGCGCCTAGCTCCCCCTGCAATAGATCCCAATGACGCGATAGTTGCAGTGCCATTGATCGCCACTACGTTCGACGTCGAAGCGCCAATGTCAGTCAGCGTCGCGGAGGCAATGGTCTGGACAGGCGCGTCATTTACCGCGCCACTCAAGGTGCCACCAGCCAGAGACAAAAAGCTCACGGCATCGAGCGCCCCACGATCGACCCAGGCCGTATTGGCGCTGTTGCGCTGCCGTAGCCGGCTGGTCCCGGTATCTGCCCAGATCTGACAGGGAAATGTCGGGTTGGGTGCGGTCGCCCCGCTGCTCTGCGAGGCAAGTGCCTGCAGCGCAGCATTCATGTCGGAACGGAATGTCAGCCCTGGACCGTTGGCAACGTCCATATCGTGCTGAGACATATATCAGTACCCCTTTGAGATGTAGTCAATCAAGCAGCCTGACTTGGCGACCCCACTGGAATTGCGGATGAAGACCGTGAAACCGGTGACGGTCTTGGCGGAAACATCGCAGTAGTCGCCCGGGGAAAGCCCTTGCGCGGTCAGGCTGACCGCCGGCGGCGCATTGAATGGCGGCGTGTAGCTGATAACCAAGCCACCCGCCGGCACCGCCAGATCATTACCGCTTTCAATGCGGTCAGGCATGTCGATCACGACCTCAAGCTTGGAGACGTCGATCCAGTTTGTGGTCTGCTGCACCGATCCGCGAAGCTGGAAATCGAACTGGCGCGCGCGATAGTCGCCGACGACGAAAGGCTTCCAGGCCGACCACTCCGCCGGCGAGACGTCCGAAGTGCGCACCCACAGCGACAACGACGCACCGTTCGGTGGGTCGCCGTCGATGCTGGTCAGCGAGTCGAAGTCCTGGACCGTATCGATGTAGGTGCCGTCGTCATACAGCGCCGCCTCGACATCGGCCGTCAGACGGCAGTCGTAGACGTAACCCAGGTCAGACGGTGCAGCAAAGCTGTAGGTCGCCGTCAGCGTCGAACCACCGAACTTGTCCACCTCGCCGAGCAACGCATCAACGTCCGGCACATCGTCGAAATACCCGGCACCGGTCATTTTCAGCACGCCGTCTGCGGCCGACGCATTGACCACTGTGCCAGGAAAAGCCGGCGATTCGGTGATGATCAGCGCTACGTTGGCCGGCAGCGGCACCTGAGCATCCGACCAGACCTCGGTGATAGGACCGCCGATGCCTGAAGAGTCGACCGCCCGCGCCAGGTACTTGCCGGGCAGCAAGGCCACCACCGAAGACGTCGAGCGACCCGCCACCTCGGTCAACGGCAACGCCGTGTCCCAAGTCGCCGAGACATTGCGCGAGTGCCGGATGTTGATGCTGCCACCGAGCTTCACGTCCAGTTCTGGCACTGGCTCCCAGGCCAGCGTGGCCACGCTGTTGATCACATTCAGCCGCAAGCCAATCAGCTCCGACGGCGGCGCCAAAAGCGCCTGCGCGCTGTAGGTTTGGATGGTTGCAGGCCCGGCAAGTCCGAGTACTGATTTCGGTGTCACCCTTACGGACCATACGCCAGACGATGCCGAGTCAAAATCGATCGTTGGCGTCGAGGTTTCCGCCACGTAATCCCAGTTTCCGCCGGGCTTTAAAACCTCAATCTGGTAGCGCATCGCGCGCGCTGACGGCGTCCAACTTTCCGACAGGCGAGCCGCAGCCAATCCGCTACCGGTGTCGTACAGTGATTCCAGGAACGTCAGTTGCCCGACAGCATCAGGCTTGCCGAGGTTGACGATACTGGTCGGGTTATCGACGTCTGGTGTACCGAAATCGACTTCATCGAATTTGTCCGGGTCAAACGCTACGCTGCTAATCGCATAGGTGCCGTCGTCTCCCTCGCTGATGCCGATGACTCGGAATTTCTGCGTCTCCAGCGCCTGAGTCGAGAACACCCATGGCGCCGTAGCCAAAGGTGCAGATGCCAATGGAGGGGACACCGCGATCGAAGTCGCGCCCGCCGTAACCGTGGCGTTTGCGTACGAGCCATCCGCCATGACTACACCGACTACGCCCGTACCGGCGAGGCCGATGGGCGCATCCAGCAACAGGTTTGACGCCGTACTGCCAGCCAAAAGCCGGCCACCATTGCGAGCGCCGGCTCTGTTCGCATCCGTAATATCAATGATGTCGCCCGGCAGCGGAATTGCGCCATCTGCACCGACGGCGAACGTTACCGCCTCGCTTTCCGCATAAAGCAGCCAGCGGCCCAACCGACGAGCCTGTCCCCGCGAGGTGCAGCCAATGGCCACAACGTCGCTCTGCTGAATCCGGTTCCACTTCGCTATCAAATCAGGCCGCTCAACAATCTCGACGGACTGCTTGTATTGCTGAGTGGGATCATTCCAGGTAACGGCCGCTACGTTGTAACGCTGATCGGAGGCCACCGACTGGTAATTGAAGTCGCCGCCAACCACATTTGAGTTGTTGAATAAATATCAGCTGGAGCGCGGCGCATCCTGCACAGCGGTCAGCGTCCCCCGGCCCAGAAGCAAATGGCCCGGAACACCGACACCATGTCGTTGATCAGCTTCCAGGCATCCTGCTGGGTGGTGAGTGCCAAGTTGCAGGTGAAGCGCGGCTCCATGCCGCCGTATCCATCAGGCACCAAGACGTCGCAATACTGGGCAATGCTGTACAGAGCGTATTTGTCGACCAGCGCCGAGTCCAAAAGGCCGCCCAGACCATAGCGGGTGTTGGTCAGCATGTCGTACCAAACCCAGGCCGGGTTGTCGGTCCAGGCGCGCTTGAAACTGCCG